AACAACAATAACGATGGTAAGATTATCAAGTGGAAGCAATCACGAAGATTTTGACGGAAGAATTACTCGAGATAGAAACGAGGTGAGCAATGCCCTTCTTTCCTGATATAAATGAAGCCAAAACAAAAGAAAATGCCAAGAAAATTTTAAAAGGATATCCTCGATGGCGTCGTGTGGCCAATGACACTGAAGGTCAGAGAGTAACGACAACCTACTCATTCATGCCTAGAAACCCGTCAAGTGGAAGAAATAGTCAAGTTGAGAAGTTAGCTATACGGAAAGTTGATGCAGAACTTGAGTTGGACGCAATTGAACAAGCAGTTAGTAACTTACACGATCCTCTATATCGTAGGATACTTTTTGAAAAGTATCTTCAATGGGATTGCAAGAAAGATGAAGTAATTTCTAGGGATTTAGCAATTTCAGAAAGTTCATACTATGATATTTTGGAGAAAGCTTTGATGGCATTTGCAGAGTTATACCGCAATGGTGAACAGGTTGAGATTTTGGAGTAAATTCGGAGTTTTTTTGGAGTAAATTCGGAGTAAGTTCGGAGTGGATATATGATTTTATGTGCTAAAATTATATTATGAAATAATTGTAAAGGCAGGCACACCCTGTCTTTTTCTTTGAGTTTGGAGGTGATATCGTGAAAAAAGTAGAACCTATTCGTGAACTTGATGACATTGAACGGATGAAAGACTTTTTAAAATCAAAGAATGAGCGAAACTATGTCCTAATCATGTGCGGTCTGTATTCTGGAATGCGCATCAGCGATATCATACCTCTCCAAGTGAAACAAGTGACAGGTGATAGAATCGAGGTTACTGAAAAGAAAACTGGTAAGGTCAAGCGATTTGCTATCAACCCTGAATTAAGAAAAGCTTTAAGTCACTACATTAAAACAAATGACCTTAAAGGTTATGATTACCTATTTCCAAGTAAGAAAAAAGTTAGGACAGACGGAGTAAGAATCGTTCATATTGGAAGAGTTGCAGCTTACCAAATATTAAAGCAAGCAGCTGAACATGTTGGCCTTAAAAACATTGGGACTCACTCAATGAGAAAATCATTTGGTTATCATCATTACAGAAAAAATCAAAATGTAGCGATCTTGATGGAATTATTTAATCATTCATCTCCAGATATCACACTTGATTATATAGGTATTAAGCAGGATGAATTGGATGATTCAATGATGAATTTTAGCTATTAAATGACTATTTATTTTACATATTGAGAAAAAGTAAATCAGTTTTTAATGAAACAGATGTAAGCACTTGCTACAGTTGACTTTTAAGAATGTTAGTTTTATTTAACAGAATATAAGATATGTTAAATATACGAGGGTGTCAGATACTAGAAAAACTCCCCCCCTACATCATAAAATTTTAGCCCCTAGATCATAAAAATTTAACTCCCTACCTCCCAAAAAAGAAAGGTCCCTCCCTGAATGAATACCCCCCAGGATAGACCGGACCATAGTGGTCCTCACAGAGTCGCTTTTGAAAAGAATAAAAATATTATTCTCAAAACAAGAAATACTTGTGGGATTTGTGGACTACCAGTTGATAAATCATTGAGGTACCCACATCCATTAAGTCCGGTCATTGACCACATTATTCCAATCAATCGTAATGGTCATCCATCAGATATTCAAAACTTGCAGTTAGCCCACTGGCAATGCAACAGACAGAAGTCTGATAAGTTATATGCTGACGATAGATCAGCCAATGCTACTGTTGTAGGCAATCGCAATCTGCCACAGTCAAGAGATTGGACAAAGTATAGAGCTTGAAGAAAACAAAAAAGAAAAATTATATTATTTTTTAAAAATATCAAAAATAATAATGAATGCTTAGATTTTGAAAAAAATAACAGATATGTGTGAAGTAAGTCCTAGCTGAGGATAGGGGGGTATCCCCCTCCCACTAGGCGCTCGCGAGCTTCACGCCGTCACTGTACATTTTTTCTCGCGCCAAATCATCACAATGAAAGGAGAACGATTTGGAATTAAGAGGGATTGAGTATCTTAGGAGAAAGTTGAATCTCTATCGGAGTAGAGTCAATCTGAGATACAAGCATTATGCAATGCAGCACTATGAATCACCTACAGGAATCACAATTCCTGCACATATCAGGGCAAAGTACCAAGCTGTCCTTGGTTGGGCTGCAAAGGGAGTTGATAGTCTTGCAGATCGTTTGATTTTCAGGGCATTTGCTAATGATGATTTTAATGTTACACAAATCTTTAATCGGAACAATCCTGATATATTCTTTGATAGTGCTATTTTAGCTGCGCTGATTGGTTCGTGTAGTTTCGTCTACATTTCGAAGGGTGAAGATGATGAGGTGAGGTTGCAAGTCATTGAATCAAGCAATGCGACGGGTGTTATTGACCCTATCACTGGTTTGCTTGTGGAAGGTTATGCAGTGTTGGCTCGTGATGATTACAATCGTCCAACGCTTGAAGCTTACTTCGAGCCTAATGCTACTCACTTCATTCCGAAAGATGGGGAGCCTTACTCGGTTACGAATGAGACGGGTATTCCTTTGCTGGTTCCGGTAATTCATCGTCCTGATGCGGTCCGTCCGTTTGGTCGATCTCGTATTACCAGGGCAGGGATGTATTATCAGAAATACGCTAAGCGTACTTTGGAACGGGCGGATATAACTGCTGAGTTCTACTCATGGCCACAGAAATACATTATTGGACTTGATCCTGATGCAGAACCTATGGAGAAATGGAAAGCTACTGTATCAAGCTTGTTGACGATTTCTTCAAGCGATAAAGGTGAGAAGCCGAGCGTTGGACAGTTTACTACAGCTAGCATGTCACCGTTTACTGAGCAACTGAGAACAGCCGCTGCTGGATTTGCTGGTGAAATGGGCTTGACTTTGGATGACCTTGGTTTTGTTTCGGATAATCCATCATCTGTTGAAGCTATTAAAGCAAGTCATGAGAATTTACGTTTAGCTGGTCGAAAGGCTCAGCGCTCACTAGGTGCTGGATTGCTAAATGTCGCTTATGTTGCAGCTTGTTTGCGTGATGAGTTTCGCTATACTAGAAGCCAATTCGTAAGAACCACAGTCAAGTGGGAGCCTTTGTTTGAAGCGGATGCCAATACAATGACAATGATTGGTGATGGTGTTGTCAAACTAAATCAGGCATTACCTGGTTACATCAACGCAGAAACGATTCGAGACCTTACTGGTATCGCTGGAGATATGTCAGCTAAACCGGTGGTAAGCGAGGGTGGTTCAAATGGAGAATGATGTTTTACCTGGTATCTTGCAAGAGGTTCAGGAGAGGTTTGAGAGAGATTTCGGTAAGAGTGAGATTGTCAGAAATGCTTTTGCTGCATTAAAGGCAAAAAAAGCTACTTACAAAACAGCAAATGAGTTCGCGATTGAAATTGGCGAGATTCTCTCTAAGGTTCTAGGAGCTTCTCTAAGCGCCGATAAATTACCGGACGGAAAAATGTATTACAATATCGCTCAGCGTTTGCTGACGGACGTGCTAGGACGAAATCACGAGCTTGTAAGTGGTTATGCTAGTGATGTTCAGAAGAATTTGAACGATAAAGCGAAAATCGGTCTGAAAGTTCAAGTTCCTGAATTAAATCTGGATCGAATAGCTGGCATAGTCAATCGCTTTTCGTCTGAGGAGAATTTTGAGGATGTCAGTTGGTTGCTTGGTGAACCTATTGTGAACTTCACCCAATCAATCATTGATGATAGTATTCGTAAGAATGCGGAGTTTCATGCTAAAACGGGATTGGTACCGACGATTAGTAGGCAGTCTACTGGACGTTGTTGCAAATGGTGTGATAGTTTAGTAGGAAATTACATATATGGTGAAGAACCAGCGAATTTCTACAGAAGACATCAGCATTGTACTTGTGTAATTGATTATCATCCTAAAAACGGGAAACGTCAGAATTCTTGGACTAAAAAATTCAGCAAGGATAGTTCAAACGAGCTAGAAATTCGTAAGCAAATGAATATTGATGTGCGTGATAATAATCGCAAAGCAGATATTCAGGAATACAAGAAAATAGTTGATGTTTTAGGAGTTCAAAATGCCCCTATTTCACTAGCAAAGTTTCAGGATTTGAAGTATAATGGTGGTGAGGGATATCAAGAACTAAAAGACCGTGTTCGTTGGTCTCAGGCTAGCTTTCCTACTGAAAAATCTTTCAACGGGCATTTCAGAAAGCATAGTGAAGAATTTGGTAATATTACACAATCGCAGTATCTTGAACTAGGGAGAACACTTTTAGGTGAACCTATTGGAGATAATGTACTTGGTTATGATACGGAATACCGACGTGTAAGATATGATTTAGAAAAAAACATATTTGCATTGGGTGATAACAAAAGGGGACGTGTTACAACGATCCTAAAACCAGAGGAAGGAGTGAATTATTTTGAGCAAGATTGGAAAAGGCAACTTGGTGATGATCAATGATGAAGAGTATGTACATTGTCCGGTCTGCGGAACATTGACTGCTGTTTATGACATTTGTGATCATTGTAATTGGCAAAATACGGGTGAAACCAACATTGATGGAGGTCCAAACAAGATGACCTTAACAGAAGCTAAGCAAGCTTATGCTATGGGTGAACCGATTAAATAAAAGCACTTAACTGAAGTTGAAGTTAGGTGCTTTTATTATGCTTTGAAAGGAGTCAGAAAATGAAGTACAGAAAGAAACCTGTTGTGGTTGAGGCAGTTCTTTGGAACGGGAATAACTATAAAGAAGTAATTGACTTTGCAGAAAATAAGATTTGGTTTGATGCACTTGGGAATATATGCATTGATACACTTGAAGGTGATATGATAGCCAAAAAAGGGGATTATATTATCAAAGGAGTTCAAGGTGAATTTTATCCATGCAAACCAGATATTTTTGCAGAAACTTACGAAGAAGTAGAGTATCTGAATATTTTAGCTAGTATCTAGGAGGTGATCCAATATCTCCCAGCGATAGGGTTATCATGCGATGACGATTGAAAGGAAATTAGAATGGCGAGGAAGAAGAAACTTGGCAATCAGAATCCTACTCAATCGGTGATTTTAAAATACGTCAAGAAAAATTCAAAAGCTAAAGAAGCGATTGAACTTTACGAACGGACTGGTCTTTCTTGCTATGCTTGGCAGAAGAATCTTTTATTACCTATGATGGCTGTTGACAAGAACGGTCTTTGGGTGCATCAGAAGTTTGGTTACTCTATTCCTCGTCGTAATGGGAAATCTGAACTCCTATATATAGGTGAAATTTGGGGGCTACATGAGGGATTGAATATCCTACATACGGCTCACCGGATTTCTACGTCACATGCCTCTTTTGAAAAGGTTAAACGATACCTCGAAAAAATGGGTTATGTAGATGGTGAGGATTTTAATTCCATTCGGGCGAAGGGTCAAGAAAGAATCGAGCTGTATTCGACAGGTGGTGTTATCCAATTTCGTACTAGGACATCAAATGGTGGTCTTGGTGAAGGGTTCGACATGCTGATCATTGACGAGGCTCAAGAGTACACGACTGAGCAAGAATCTGCTTTAAAATACACGGTTACGGATAGTGAGAACCCTATCACAATCATGTGTGGGACACCTCCAACACCAGTATCAAGTGGTACGGTCTTTACTAAGTACCGTGAGACTTGTCTTTTCGGGAAAGGGAAGTATTCAGGATGGGCTGAGTGGTCGGTTTCTGATGAAAAGGAAATTGACGATGTGGAAGCCTGGTATAATTCCAATCCATCCATGGGCTATCACTTAAATGAGCGTAAGATTGAAGCAGAGCTTGGTGAGGATAAGCTGGACCATAATATCCAACGTTTGGGATTTTGGCCGACTTACAACCAGAAATCTGCTATTTCTGAAACTGAGTGGAATGAGCTCAAGGTGGACGATATTCCAGAATTGTCTGGCAAGCTGTCTGTTGGTATCAAGTATGGCCAAGATGGAACGAATGTGGCATTGAGTATTGCTGCACGAACCAAGGATGGACGTTTCTTTATCGAGACAGTCGATTGTCAATCCGTTCGTAATGGGAATGAGTGGATGGTTGCTTTCCTGCGTCAATCAGACGTGGCTCAAATTGTCATCGATGGCGCAAGTGGGCAAAAGATACTGGACGAAGAGTTGAAGGACTACAGAATCAAGAATGTGATTCTTCCGACGGTGAAAGAAATCATCGTGGCCAACGCTCTTTGGGAACAGGGAATTTACCAGAAAACCATTTGTCACTCTGGGCAACCATCATTGTCTAAAGTAGCCACTAACTGCGATAAGCGGAATATTGGCTCAAATGGTGGCTTTGGTTATCGATCGCACTTTGACGATATGGATATTTCTTTGATGGATAGTGCTTTGCTTGCGCACTGGGCTTGTGCTACGACCAAGCCTAAGAAAAAGCAAAAAATTAGTTATTAAAATAAGCGGTCTTGTGACTGCTTTTTTTGATGCCCAAAATTACCGAACTGCCGGGAAAGCAGGAGAAAGGAGACATGAGAATGTCAGAATTTAAACCAATCACTACACAAGAAGAATTTGATGCTGCTATTAAGGAGCGTTTATCTCGTGAGAAAGCGAAGTATAGTGACTATGACCAGCTCAAATCTCGAGTTACAGAATTGGAAACAGAAAATGTCGGCTTGAAGTCTACAATCGAAGCTAACAATCAAAGTAAGGCGGATGCTGACAAGCAACTTGAAGAAATGCAGAATCAAATCGCTGGTTATGAGACGGCTAGTCTGCGAACTCGAGTAGCTTTGCAACATGGACTGCCTTACGACCTTGCAGATCGTTTGCAGGGAACTGATGAAGAAAGCTTGAAAGCTGATGCAGAGCGCTTAGCTGGGTTTATGAAACCAGTAAGTAAAATTGCACCAGTAAAATCAACTGAACCAATTGTCCCTAAAGAGGATGATGACAGAGCCATGGTTAGAAACTTGGTTCAAAATTTAAATATCGAAGATTAAAGGAGAAAAATATGTCAGAAGCTCAACTTTCAAAAGGAAATCTATTTGATCCAGAACTTGTAACAAAGGTAATCAACAAGGTAAAGGGTCATTCGTCAATCGCTAAGCTATGCCCTCAAAAACCAATTCCGTTTAATGGACAAAAGGAGTTCATTTTCGATTTCGATTCTGATATCGATATTGTAGCAGAAAATGGCAAAAAGACTCATGGTGGTGTAAGCCTCGAACCTGTAACTATTGTGCCGCTCAAAGTTGAATACGGTGCCCGTGTATCTGATGAATTTTTACATGCTTCTGAAGAAGCAAAAGTTGATATGCTCACTGATTTTGTTGAAGGTTTTTCTAAAAAATTAGCTCGTGGTCTTGATATCATGAGTATTCATGGTATTAATCCACGAACAAAACAAGCCTCTACTATTATTGGTGATAATTGCTTTGACAAAAAAGTTACTCAGACAGTACCTTTCAAAGATACTAACCCAGATGAAAGCATGGAAGATGCTGTTGGTATGATTGATGGATCAGAACGCGACATCACTGGAGCGATTTTGGACCCTATTTTTACCACTGCACTCTCTAAAATGAAAAATGCTGAAGGTGGGAAATTGTATCCTGAATTGGCATGGGGTGGTGTACCTGAAGCAATCAATGGTTTGACAGTGGATAAAAACCGTACTGTATCCTACTCACAAACAGATCCTAAAAACACAGCAATCGTTGGAGACTTCGAAACTATGTTCAAATGGGGATATGCAAAAGAAGTTCCAATGGAAATCATCAAGTATGGTGATCCTGACAATAGCGGTCGTGACCTTAAAGGGTATAACCAGATTTATATCCGTTGCGAAGCATACATTGGATGGGGTATCATGGATGCTGCTAGTTTCGCTCGTATCGTGAAAACGGGAGGTTAATCATGGCTGAGTATGTAAACCAAAAGACAGGAGCAACAATCAACGCTAACACAGAAATTTCTGGGGGTGATTGGGTTCCAATTGCAGCATACAAACCTTTAGACTCATTGACCAACGCAGCATTGAAAGAAATCCTTGATGAAAAAGGGATTACTTATGATAACCGCGCTACAAAACCTGAATTGATTTCGCTGATCGAACAAGCTGACACTGAAGTTCAGTAGTCGCTTGAATGGAGGTAGAAATGGAAAACTTTGCAACAGTGGAAGATTTGAAAAAATTGTGGCGAGCGTTGAAATTCGATGAGGAAAAACGAGCCGAGGCGCTGTTGGAAGTTGTTTCTCATTCTCTTCGTGTTGAAGCTAAAAAAGTTGGCAAGGATTTAGATGGGTTGGTGGCTACTGATCCATCTTTTGCTATGGTGGTCAAGTCCGTCACCGTTGATGTGGTAGCTCGTACCTTGATGACCTCAACTGACCAGGAGCCAATGACTCAGGTGGCTGAGTCCGCTTTAGGTTATTCCTTCAGTGGTTCTTATCTAGTCCCTGGTGGAGGTCTCTTTATCAAAGACTCGGAATTGAAACGTCTAGGTCTTAAAAAGCAAAGATATGGGGTGATTGATATCTATGGGACGGATTAAAGGAATTACTGTAACGTTGATTGGAAAAACCAAGACTGGAAAGGATGACTTTGGGCATCCTATCTATGAGAATAGTGAAGTTCATGTAGATAATGTCCTGGTTGTTCCAGCTTCGACAGAAGATGTCACTACTCAGCTTAGTTTGACAGGGAAGAAGGCTTCTTATACGCTAGGAATCCCAAAAGACGATCAGAACGAGTGGAAAGACCGTGAGGTTCGTTTCTTTGGGCGCAAATGGCGCACGATTGGCATTCCTTTGGAAGGCATTGAAGCCATGATGCCTCTGGAATGGAATAAGAAAGTGATGGTTGAAGCGTATGAGTAATACAAAAGTCAAGCTTATCGGTGCGGGTGTAGGAGCTCTTTTGAAATCCAAAGAGATTCAGGATATTCTGAACAAAGAAGCAACGGTCATTAAAAAAAGATGTGGTCCTGGCTATGAACAAGATAGCCACGTTGGTAAGACAAGGGCCAATGCTATGATTTATCCAGCTACGCGAAAAGCGAAGAGGGATAATTTGAAAAATAACACATTGTTGAAGGCGGTGCATTAGATGATTGAAATTATTATCAAGAAATATCTTGACGGTCATTTAGATGTACCGTCATTTTTTGAGCATGAAGCTGAAGCTCCCGATAGCTTTGTCATTATTCAAAAAACTGGTGGTAAGGAGCGAAATCATTCTGGTAGTGCGACCTTTGCTTTTCAAAGCTATGGTCCTACTATGCAGAAGGCTGCTGAGCTTAATGTGAAAGTGAAAAGTGCTGTGAAAGGGTTGATTGAGTTAGATTCAATCTGTGGTGTCCACCTGAACAGTGATTACAATTTTACGGACACTGAAACAAAACAATATCGATATCAAGCCGTATTTGATATTAATTATTTTTAAAAGGAGAAATTAAATGGCTAAAGAAGCAAATGTAACGACTGCAAAACCTAAAATCGGAGGTGCGGTTTATTCTGCACCTCTTGGAACAGCACTGCCAACTGATGCAACTACAGAATTAGATAATGCGTTTAAAGCGCTGGGTTATATTTCAGAAGATGGTATGACCAATAGCAACTCCCCAGAATCAGAAAATATTAAGGCATGGGGTGGTGTCGTTGTAAGTTCAGTTCAAAAGGAAAAAACAGACACCTTCAAATATATGCTGATTGAAGCATTGAATGTGGAAGTTTTGAAGGAAGTTTATGGATCAGATAATGTATCCGGTGATCTGTCATCAGGAATTACCATTAAGGCAAACTCAAAAGAATTGCCACATCACTGTCTGGTTATCGAAACAGTCCTAAAAGGTGGTGTACTTAAACGTATTGTTATCCCTTCAGGAAAGGTAACTGCCATTGATGAAATCACTTATAACGATGGAAGTGTTCTCGGATATGGTACGACAGTAACTGCCTTTCCTAACGCTGCTGACGACACACACTATGAATACATCAAAGGAGCTTAATCATGTCAAAACAAAATCGTAAAAAGAAAAATAAAGAAGCTGCGCCACAGATTAAAACAATCCGTGGGGTGACTTCGACCGGATTTGCTTTTGAAATCACAAAAGAGCGCATGGAAAACTATGAGTTGCTTGAAGCAATCTCTGAAGTAGATACAAATCCGGCAGTTTTACCAAAAGTGGTCAAACTTATGCTTGGCAACAAATCGGAAGATTTGAAAAATCATGTGCGAACTGCGGATGGAATTGTTCCTTTAGACAAGATGGGAGCAGAAATTAGTGAGATCTTTTCAAGTCAGAATCAGTTAAAAAAATAGCGCTCCTTGCTAGAATGATTCAAACAGATGAAGACGCTCTTATCTGTGATTTAGCTGAAACCTATGGAATTTTTGATTACAGACAGTTACCTGCTGACCAGGTAGCTGTTTTTGCTTTTGGTCTGAGAGATGATTCACGAATCAAACTAGCAATGACCAATAGCAAAGTTCCTTTTGAAACTTTTTTGCTTGCGGGCGTGCTTGATAGGCTTTCCGCTCTTGTTTGGTTTAAAACAACAGACGGTCAGAAAGGAATCAACAAACCATTAATGGTTGCAGAGGAACTGATAGGAAAAACTAAAGCTAAAGAAAGCAAGGAGATGATCTTTGATTCTGGTGAGGACTTTGAAGAATATCGTCAGAAAATTTTAGAAAAAATAGGAGGTGAGGATTAGTGGCTACAGAAATAGCACAGGCTTATGTAC